GCTTGATTGGCGGCTTCTATTCTGTCAATTTCTCTACTAACTGGAGCGGCCTGTTCTTCAGTAATTTTATTTTCGGCAAGCGCATCTTTTAACACCTTGCGAGTCATTTGAACAGAACGCTTATTGTTTTCGCCTTCAATAGTAAAGTACTCAACATCACGAGCACGAATATCTTCTAAGTATTTTTCGGCTTGCGCTATAGTTTTTTCAAGTTCTTTTACGTATTTTTTGTAGCCTTCTTTAAACTTGCCTTTTTCACCAGCGGCTATTTCTTCATACTGTTTAATTTTTTCTTTAGTTTGCGCAATATCAAACAAAAGCTTGTACTCTAGTTGTGTACTAAATAAGTTACGTAACTTAGCGCTGCGGTCCATAGCAGCTTCTTTGTTTTTGGCAAAAGATTCTTCCAAACGAGTTGTTAAACGCTCAATTAACGGAGCTTTCTTTGCCTGTTCTGCTTCCATTCGTGCACGATCTTGTGCCGCGGTTGTGCCTTTATCTTTTATTTTTTCTAAAGCAGCTTGCGCCATCTTTATGCTGTGCTGCAACTTATTTCTTTGGATGCCAACAAACTTCATAAAGTTAGCTGGGGTAGCGCGCACTGTAGCAATAGGCTCTAACTCTTTAGCACCAAACAAACTGTATTGATCAGGGTTTACACCAGATGGAGCATAGCGCTCTTCATCAATTGCTTCTTGTCTAGCCTTTTCTTCTTCCGCTAGTTTTTCTTGCTCTTGAAGTTTTCTTACTTCATTACGTAGTGCTTTAACTTTTTCAAGATTGGGGTTTTTCTTTTCCAGCTCTGACTTTAACATCTGAGCAGGATCACGTTCCATAGAACTAAAAAACTGCTTTTCACCTTTGACTAAAGGCTCTCCCTCAGCATATTTTTGTTTAATGCCGGCAAGTTGTTTTTCAATTTGGCTAACGCCTTCTGCAAGAGCGCCTTCTTTTCTAGATTTAGTGTACTGTGCGCTAAGTTTTTTAAGAGCTGCCGCCTCTTCTCCAGATGTTGCGCCTTTTAATTTAAGGCGTTGCTGCATGTAATCGGGACGTAGTAGTACGGATAAGTTTTGACTGCTAATAACTTTATCAAGTGAATCTTTTAAATCGTAGGCAAGTTTTAAAGACTCATCTACACTTAATGGTTTTTGTTTTAACGCGGCACGACGAGCGTTAATATCACGAATTGCTGCTTCAATATACTGCGCAACATGCCCTTTTGCCTTATCAATCAATCCCGATTTCATAGACTCGGCGGTAGAAGTATCTACTGCGCCTTCACCCAAATACCGGCCTGTTTTTACGTCTTCAACTGCATCACGCAAGTTATCAATAGCTTCTTGTTGGTCAAGTAATGCTTTATTTCTAGCATCTTCCGGACGCAGATTTAACTGTTCTTGTAAGTCGTCAAGGCGGTCATGGAGGGCCGCTTCGGACTTTTCGTCGCCGTTGGCTTTTGCTTCTTCAATGGCACGTTGAAGTCTTGCAACTCTTAAGTTAGTGGTAGGTTCTTCTTTACCTTGTGCGTTTACTGTGTCAACTAGTCTACCAACTAAATGCTCATCAGTGTTACCAAAAGTTTTTTCCAACTCAGCCTGTTTAGCTGCGTATGCTTTTTCTTCAGCCGTAGGTTCAAATGCTAGACCTTGCTGTACTGGTGCAGGTGGCTCCTCTAGTTTTTCACGCTCTGATTTGGCTTTTTCTAGCTTATCTAAAGCCGCTTCAAACTTATCTCTATCAAAAGTTTCGCCACTATATTTTTGTAAATCAGCATTATGCTTCTTGATTTGTTTATCAAGCGCATCCATTTTTTCTTTAACTGTTGGCTCAGGTTTTGGCAAAGCCTCAAGTTGTAAATCTGTGGCTTCTAGTGATTTACGTAGTGTTTCTAAATTGCCTGCCAACGCCCTAGCTGTAGATGTGTCGCCAGTTTGTATAGCCTCTTGAAGTTTAGTTTGTACATCCTCAATTTGGCGCTCGACGTTTGGCTTAAATGTGTTTTCAAGCATAAAGCGATGACGTAGCATCTCTTCTCTATCTGCTTGCGCTTTATCTTCCGCAGCTTGTCTTTCACGAACAGATAATGTACTAGGCGCATTAGGTAGCGGCTTAGCATTTACTGTCTCACCTAACTGCAGTTCGTTTGCTTGACGCAGTCTTTCTTGTTCGGCTTGCGCAGCTTGCTGTTGCTTTTCTTGTTCTGCTTGAGCAGCTTGTGCACGTTGTGTTTTTAGCGCAGCGAGGCGCCCTTCAATAGTTTGCGGTACTTCGCCTTCTTCAAGCGGTGGGGGCGTTACTCCCGGACGTTTATTGATTTCATCTAGTTGTTTTTGTAACGCATTAAGCTGCTCTCTACCGGCGTCTCTTTCTTCTTTAGGTAGCCCTTTGCCTTTAAGAACATCTCGCAAATCTTTCATTTGCTGAAGTATGGGTTCACGTTCTGCCTGTAGTTGCGCTTGACCTTCTGGGCTAGCGTAGTGCTCGGCCATTACACCGGCTTGTTGTTCTTGTGCTATTTGCTGTCTTTGAGTCTCACCTGTTTTAGCGACATTATCAATTAAAGCTTTAGCACGAGCCGGCTGACCAGCGTGCAATAATCCAAAGAACGGAGCAACCAAGCCCATCTGCTTAGCGCCTTCAACATACTGCTTTAATGCTTCTTCGCTAAATACATCTTGACCTGCTGAGTATCTTTCGCCGGCTGTGCCGACTGTGGACATCAATGTACCTGCACCAGCAGCTTCGGCTGTGCCTTTTAATACGCTTGATAGTCTACCCGAGATTTGGGCTGCGGCGTCTTTAGCCGCAAGTTCTCCACTTAATACTTTAGGTGCTAATAGTTGTGCTTCTTGAGTTGCTGTCTTTAAAGCAAAGCCTTTCATAGCTCCGCCAACAATCTCACCACCTAAAGAATCAATTGCTGTTTGCGCTAATGCAGGAACCAGCGCTCTGCCATAATCGGGTTGTTGCCCAGCTTCTTTCTGAGCGGTAATGTCTTCACCAAAATGGATTGGGAAGTTAGCGGCAGCAAAGCCCGCTGTTCCGGCTAAAGCAGTTTCGGGAGCGAGAAAAGAAGCAGCAGCACCAGCTGCAGCAGGAGCGCCGTACCTACCAGCAAAGCTACCAACAGCTTGTCCGACAGGTTCAGTAATGTATTTGCTAAGTCCTGTACCCAAGAGTGACGTAATACCTTGGCGTCTAGCCACGTCCATATCTTGTGAAGTAGTTGGTTCATATGCTTGCGCACCTTCTTGTTTGATTTGTTTGCCGTAGCCGGCTACATCTTCACTACCTACTAAATTACCAAGACCTTCAAGCGCAGAACCAGCGCCTTCTCTAAAACCGGACTTAACTGCTGGAAGTAAACCTGTTTTCTTTTTATGCTCGGCGTAATCCTCAAACCCTTCAGGGAACTGTTCTTTAGCTAGCTTGAACGCTTGCTCATCAGAAAGTCCACTTGGAACTTCTACATACGACCCATTGGGTAGCGGTAAAAACGGCATAAATTTTTCCTAGCAGTTTGCAGGTATTACTATTGTTTAACTGACCCTATTACGTTTCCGGGGGTGTTTTGTAATTGTACAGAAGATGATACAGGACTTCCACCCTGATCTTGATACCATTTATACAAAGCTGGGTTTTGTTTTAAAAGTTCGTCGAAGCGGTTTTTTCTATATTGGTTTTTTTGCAACTGAGTTGCGTATTTATCCGTGCTGTCGTTAAGTTCTTTTTCAATCTGTCCGTTAATGCCTTGCAGCTGCGACGAAAATTTAACGTCTTGTCCTTGCTGACCCAACATATTGTAGTGTTGTTGTAGTACTTTATTTCTATCCATAGCAGCTTGAGCAGATAACGCAGCCATTTGACCGGACTGGTCTTGTTTTTGAGCTTGTTCATAAGACTGTAATCCTTGTAAACCGCCAGCCCCAATATTAGATAAACCATATGGAGAACGCTGACCAGCAATGCCTAAACCAGCCGCCATCATAGCTAAGCCGGGGGCTTGCTTACGAGACTGTTCTAAACCAGCCAAATACTTAGTAATCATGTCTTGGCTAGCGTCTGGTTGAGTTGGGAATGAAGATGTTAGTTCATCTCTAGTTGGGCCGGTAGGACTTTGGTCTTGTTGTGCTTGAGTGTATGATGCAGGTGCTTGCCCAGCTGGAGCTGGTTTTGCCGGGGTTGCTGGCGCCGATTGTTGCGCCAAAGCTAAAGCCTGAGGGTTTTGTTTTAGAATCTGATTTCCAACAGCTACATCGCCCATAAACGGATCACTGTAGTCATCAAAATACGAATTACCGGCCATAGTGTTCATGGTAGCTTTACCTAATGTTTTACCGCCCTCATAAACAGCTCCGGGCACTAGATAGCTACCAATCAACTTATTAATTCCACTAACGGCTGGGGCACTTGGTATTGCCGATGTTGCTGCGGGTGCTGTTGCCGCGCTGCGAGCTGCTTGTTTTCTTAGATAGTCTGCGGCTTCTTTACTTAATGGTTTTTTACTTGCGGCTGCTGTATCGTCCATAGTAGCTGCTTCGGGACCAAACTCGCTTAACAAATCATTTAACCCGCCTCCAGTAAAACCAACGGCGCCACCTTGTGCAAGGCTAGCAACATACATACGAGTTTCTTTAGGCAACGCTTTTTCGTCAGCTCCTTTATGAAGCCACTTATCTACGTTACCCGTACCCCAGTTGTAAGCCATAGCAGCTAATTTAGGGTCTTGATATTTATTATGTAGTGCTCCAACCAACTCTCTTCCGACGCGGTTGTATTCTTCTGGGCTTACATCTTTAGCGGGTTTAATACCAAAGCCCGGATTCTTAGCTGTAGAATCTAGCACCTGCATAGCGAACTTAGCGCCTTTGTTTGAAGTGAGCGGTCTACCTTTTTCATCGTAGTCACGACCGCCACTTTCCTTACGCATAATGTAGTCAAGCAAAGAAGCCTGTCCAGCTTTAGGTGTACCCACGCCTTTATCTTGCATACCAATCGAACTATATTGAGCTGCTGCTGGGTTAGCAACGGACATAATGCCAGCGCCCAAACCGCCTAAGTCGCCTTGACGGGCAATCAATGAATTAAACTCATCTTCTTCGCTACTATCATCATCTTCATCAGGATCAGTAAAGCCACCCATACCAAACGCAACAATACCGCCAGCAGCCATACCGGGTTCACCCATAGACTGCATATTCTCAGCAGGTAGTTGGTCTAGTCCAGCTTGAGGCTGTGGTAAATCTTTAGCCAACATTGTGTCACGCACTGTAGGTTGTTTAGCGCCCATCTGTGCTTGTTGACCCATCTTAGCTTGCTCTAGTTTGTCTCGCTGTTGTTTAGCAGACATGGCTACAGCCATAGGAAGAGAGTTATCGTGGCCTTGTAAAACAGCCAATAAGCGTGAATCAGGGAAGATGCGCGGATCAAGCGCCATCTTATACATTTGTTCCATGCCGAGCATTATGCAGCCCTCCCAACCATATCGTAGTTAACAGCCTTAAAGCCGTTGTCCATAGTAAACACTGCTTCAGGCATAACCTTCTCAACTTCTTGCGCCATGTAACCAATAAACTTACCATGACCGCAAAGTGGGTGGTCTTTAAACTCAGGTTTGTATTCAAACTCATAAACACGCAAGCCATTAGGCGCGGTCCATAAGCCAATAATATTTTCTTTCAAACCTGCATCAGAACCGCTAGAACCACTTGAACCGCCGAACGCTTGATAAGCGCCAAGACCTGCAAGACCTAAACCTGTAACTTGACTTAGTGCACTTGGAGGAGCTTGATAGCTTTGGGTTGTTGTAGATTGTGTTGGCAAACCACGTAACATAGCGTTCATGAAAGACAGTTGTTGCTCTGGATACTGTTGTGCAGTAGCGTAGTTTTGAACTGCCTGATTGATAATGTTTTGTTGCTGTTGTTGCTGCGCCGTACCAGCTTGCATTTGAGCTGAAGCAATACCTTGTTGAGCAGCTAACTGTTGACCGCCTAAAGAACCAAGTTGTCCTGCAGCACCAATACCTGTACCTAAAGCGGCGTTGGCAGCTTGTTGCCCTGCAAGACCTTGTTGTGATCCAAACTGCATTGCCTGTTGTGCTTGTTGGTACGCTTGGTTATATCCTTGACCAATTGCTTGTTGCGCCGCTAAGTTACCTTGTTGCTGTTGCAGTGAATTCATTAACGCTTCACGAGAACCACCAAAAGCACCGGCAGATGTAGCAGCGCCTTGTTCAGCCGCAGTATTAATACCAGTCTGCTGCCCCAGTAATTGAAGTTGTGGTGCAAGAGACTGTTGGACGTATGGGTTCATAAAAGCACCAACCGCATTTGGGTTAGTCGCCATCATGTTATATTGATTACCAGCTTGCGCTTCTTGACCTGCTAAACCATAAGCACCTAAACCACCAGCACCAGTCATTTGCGATGCTTGTCCGTATTGACTTGGTACTTGTAAATTAGCTGTTGTGTTAAAAGCCTGTTCTTGCATTGGGCTAAAACCAGCTACATAATCAGACGGGTTTTGGCTGTATGGTACGTATGGTTTAACACCAGTGATTTGAGTACTACCATCAGCGTTTTGTTGCGTATTAAATAGCTGTTGCTGAGTAGCGCCAAGCATTGTCTGCGCATAGGGCTGCAGATAATCGGGAATGTTTGTATTTTGAACAGTAGTATTTGTAGGTGAAGCCGGAGGAGGAGGGGGAGGAGAACCACCACCACCTTCAAGGGTCATGCCACCACCACTAAAACCACGGCCTAAGCGTGGTTTAAAAGCCTCTAAAGGCAACATTGTATCTAAGCCATATCTCATATTTTTGTCTCTACAATTCTGTACCGCTCTTCAAACCCATAGCGGCTCCACAAACGGGCAATTGATTCTCTTGCTGCACCCTGTATTTTAGTGGCTCCGCTAGCCTTTAGTAAATCTTTAAGTTGCCCAAACGTATCTTTATTCGATATCAACTTGCCGCCTATAAAAGTAATAAAAGCTATGCGGTCATTTGGGTAATTTAAAAATGTTACTGTCGCTGCTCCGTGTACCGCTCCTTGCTCATCTACTGCTACTAATAAGTTCCAACCGCCTTGACTTAAATAGACCTGTACTTGCTCTAACGTATAGTCTTCACCACCCCAAGAAACCGCAGACTCAATATAGTTCTCAACCAAAGGCCAAGCCTGAGCCACATAGTTTGTTGGAACAGCTTTTACTAGCAACGTCATGCTGGAACGTATTTATCGGCGTTAATCTTTGGAGCTTGTTTAGCTTTTCCAGTTCTTGCTTTTCTTACTTTATCCATCATAGCGTATAGCTTTTTAGCGCCGGCATCAGATGATCCATTACCCAAATGACTTACCACATCAGCCGGAACTACGAACTCATTATCTGCTAAGCGGGCCGGTTGTTTATCTTGTATTGTAGCGGGAATACTATCGCTCATGCCATCGCCGGGGCCTTTAAGCATTTGACCGCCATCAGAATAAGAGCCCAAAGATTTAATTTTACCCCCCGCTGCGCTAGCAGTAGGAATTAACTGAGGTAAACCCGAAAGGCGCGCCAGCATAGCTTGTTGCTGAATTTCAGCATTAGGGTCATATGCCATACCACCATTATCAAAAGCAACAACGCCACCAGTAGCCATGTTAGCCATTTCATCACCGGTTAATGGGTTTGTCTTTGGCTCGTATAAAGATGCGGTTGCTTGAGCACTAGTAGGCATTTGGCTTGGTGTGGCGTACGCAGAAGTATACTGTTGGCTTTGTGGGTACATACCACCGCCCATAAAGTCTACTGGCTCAGAATTTGGGTCCATTAAACCGCCGCCAGCATAACCGGGTACCATTCCACCTTGAGCTGCTTGATAGTTCGTATAAACAGGTTTATACGGTGGGTTTGGTGGGGATACTACATCTGGGCTATAGTGCTGCGGATCATATTTAAAATCAGCCAAAGAACCGCCGTTCCAATTTACCTGTGAGTCTGGTGGTGTGCCGTATTTAGCTTGGTCATTCTTCATCAAAGCCATTAAGCCAAGACCGCCCGCGCCGTACAAAGCAGCATTTGGGATACCCGAAATAAGGGAAGTGCCAGCCCCAGTACCAGCCAAAATAGAACTCGCTGCAGGTGTTAAAACTCCAGAACCAGTAGCACCGGCACCGGCAGATAAACCAGTAGCGCCAGCGGCTCCGGCGTTAAACCCAATACCACCAGCCCCAGCAACTGTCGGCGCTGCCGACCCAGTACCAGCCAAAATAGAACTTGCTGCGGGTGTTAAAACCCCAGAACCAGTAGCACCAGCACCAGCGGATAAACCAGTAGCACCAGCACCAGCACCAGCACCAGCACCAGCACCAGCACCAACACCTAAACCAGCAGCAGCAGCGCCGCCTAAACCACCCATAAGGCCTGTTTGGACAGGATTATAGCCAAGCAAAGCCCCGCCTAATCCGCCAATACCCATGCCTGTTACACCAGCACCAAGCATAGTGGAGCCAAGAATAGTACCTTCACCTCCAAGTAAAGCGGGAGCTGCGTAAGGCGCAGCAATAGCTGTACCAGCCACTAAAGCTAGTTCTAAGGGATCGTTAAATAGGCCTCCGCCTCCTCCGCCGCCACCTGACATAATATATCCTTTACTTTTTTCCTGATTTTATCACTTAAACTGCCGTTCCACTAGCGTTTATCCACTTAGTGCCGGTCCACCATATAGGCAGATTTAACGTAGTATCAAAATACTGCTGCCCAACCTGTAACTTTGACGTAGGTCTTTGATTTGTAGCCCCTGACGCAGGTACTACTGAACCTTGAGTAAAGTTATCTAGCTGTGCAAAATACAACCGTAATGCGTTATTAATCTGGTCTTGATACCCTTGCTGATAATCCGTAGGTGCAATAGGTAAGTTAGGCGATGTTGTTGGCCTAAGCTGTCCATTATATGTTTGGTACTTTGGAATACTCATTTTATTCTATCTTCTGCCATCTGGTCGAATATCTATTCTCGGCGAACCCAGCTGCCAAGCCACACCTGTACCTGAAGACTCAATTCTAAATGCCATCTGGCGCCCTCTTAGGCGGGTGTAAACCTGCCCAGTAAACTCCTGAATCGTATATTGGGGTAGTGTCGTATAGTTTTGTGAACTTTGTACTTGTGGACTATCAGCAGTACCGTATGGTGTACCGGAGTTTTCCCGCGGTTTTACCGTCATTGTTACAGACGGCTGGTTAGTAGTAGAACCATTAAAATTAACGTCAGGCAATATTCTCCAAACAAAGCCGAAGTTGTGGCCGTCACCAATATCAAAGTCTGAGGATTGAACATAAGAGTAAATAGGTAAAGTTGCGGTTGTTGAATTGTCGTCTGTTCCATTTTCGTGGTAGAGCAATCTGCCGTTATAGTCAGCGGCAATAGGGTAAGGCTGTGTGCCAGTTTGAGTCCAAGCAGTGCGCCCCATTGTTCCGTAGTACCAAACGCGGTCAAGATAGTTGTAAATAACATATTTGTCAACCGCTGTACCATTACTAGACTTACTTACGTAGTACCACCACACTTCATTGAACGCTTCGTTAGCGCCAGCAAATACTTGATAGGCTTGGTCTGTATTAATATCATCAAAAATGTATTGGCGCAACGCACAAGGGAGAACCTCAACACGACCAGAATACATATAGAAGCGGTCTTTACCCATCCAATAAGTTACGTTGTTAATCGTAATCATCGAGTTAGGCGACATAATAGATATGTTATCCATCAAAATCTGGAAGCCCCATACATAAGGCGCGCCAATATACTGCATAGAGTAAATGGCAGAATCAGTCCATACTAAAATCTCTTGGCGGGTTGCACGAGCGCCCATAATATAAGAGCCGTTAGTTAACGTAAATTCGCCTGACTGATTAGTTACTTCTGGTACCCATTGATAGGCATTGGCTTGGTCTGACCAGCGAACTAATAAAGGATTAAATGTAGAGTTAGGCGTGCCGGGTACGTACGAGTTAGCGCCAAATGCAATAACAAACTCTTGAATAGCGGATGTAATAACTTGATAAGTTTGACTTGGTACAAATGCACCTGAGTATGAAAAGCTATAGTTACCAGAACTAGCGCCGGTTGTTGTGTTATTAATTGTAGCTGCACCAGTTACGTTGTTAATTGATAATACATAAGTTCCTGCTGGTATGCCTGAGCCTGTAATGTAAGAATATGGGTATACGTAGGGGGCATTAGCGGATGTAACAGCTATTGAAGTAGAACCAGAGCTAAACGTCGTAGCATCTGTAAGAAGAGTTGTAGTGTTAGCTAAGTTTTTTAAATATTGGGCACGAGTGCCTACGCCACCAGAATCTTGCCAATAAAAAATAGGGCCACCGCGAGGGGCAATAACAAGGTCTGCCCCAAAGTTATCATTAGACCAAAGGCGTAGCTGTTCTCCAATACCAGCATCGTATGATGACCCCCATGTTCCACGACTCCAAGGACCTGCACCCCAGCCAGTACCGATACTGTAAACATCAAGACCGCTAGGGTACTCATAAGCTGCAGTTACAGTACCACCGCCAGTTGCCGATGTTGCTGGGCTTGTAATAGTAATTGTGTAAGTTGTAGCAGACACAACTGAAGTGACTTTATAGTCGCCGCTAATAGTTACGCCACCAACAGCAGAACCGCCAGAAAAGGTAACATAGTCACCAGCACTGGGGTTATATGATGCGTCTGTAACTAAAACCGTGTAAGCGTTACCGCCATAGTTAGTGGTAAATGGGTTTGTTAAAGTATCAGTTTGTACAATAGGTGTGATGTCGTTATAAACACCACCAGAGTAAATATAGTACTTATTACTTGTACCTAACCCGATATAGGTATTACCTGCTCCAGCATCAGCGTTTAACCAAACCCATAATGAACGGCAAACACCGTTAAATTGATTATTAGATACTTGAGTCCAGCCGCCAATCTTTTCTGGAAAGCCAGAACGAAAACGTACCTTATCACCGTCGTACCAGCCGCCCTCGTTTGAGTAGTCTGTGCCTTCGCGGTTTAAACCGGGTCTAAATTGTAGTTTTTGTAGTGGCATTAGTAATTATCCAGTATCTCTTTTGCTGCATCAATTTTAGCAATTCTATCGGCTAAACCCAATAACCCGCCGTTAATTCTTTTGGTCATCTCAGGGTAATCCCGCTTATCCGCTAAATCATTTAACCCCCGCTTACCCCAAAACCACCCCGCACTTAAAGCCGCATACTTTGGCTGTATTAAAAGTTCTGGATTATCAATAAAACTAAATCCTAAAGCTGCACCGCAAGCGGTGTATAAATCTCTACCTGTTAGCTGAATAATGCCGCGTCCATGATAAGCCCATCCATCACCTTCTTCTGTATTTCCCAACCGTCCTGCATACACTTTATTAGCGATTTTCTCTGGATTTTGTGCAAATTGTTCAGCCACATCTCTACTAGGAAATCTTGAGGGCCATGTACGCATAAGTCCATCGGCAGAGTAATAAAGGTCCTCTTCCAAAGTTCTAAAGTTTCTTGACTCATGTTGGCACTGTCCTATAAAAGCTGCTTGTCTTTGTGTTGTCGATATGTTGTACTTAATAAATGTATCAGTTAAAGGCTTAAACCACTCTTCACCTATACCCAGTTTTTCTAGTTGCTGCGGACTCATTTAATACTCAACTGCTCGGTAATCCATTGCTGAAGCGTTACTGCTTGGAGGGTTGTGGCTGCGCAATCTGAAGCAAGTTGATTGTAGGCGGCGATTGCATCAGAGAGCTTGGAGGTTGAGGAAATGCCGGACATTGGACTGGTACCTGACTGGCGCACCCCGTTAGCATAATACTGGCGCAACATAGCAAGTTTCGCATCATATTCATCTTGTATTCCTTTAGTAACTATTTCTTGTTGTTTCTTGATTGATTCGTTTTCCGCAAGTTGTTTCTCGACGACAGCTTGTTGCTCAAGTTTGTATACAGTAAAGTCCCTATCACGAGTATGCCAGCCAGCAAAAAACACGCCGCATACAAGTACAACAAGTAGACCAACTTTGATTGCAGTTCCATAGCTAGAAAAAAATCCTGTAAACAAACTCCACATTATTGTTCCTCTGGCTCAGTGCCTTTTTTCATCATCAACCCAAAACCATGGGCTCCGACAAGTGCTGCTGAACCTAAATAAAACTTTTCAATATCGAATAATCCAGTATGCACGGCATTAAACACTAAGCCAGCAGTAAGCGTCAAAATAGAATACAGCAACGACCAACGCACTAAATCATGCGTTTGGTTATCTTTTCCAGTAAGAAGGTCGTTAATAATTTTGTTCATTAGGTTTTGATAATGAAGTTAATACCGAGGTATGGAGAAATAGTAGTTGCTGCAGTGCCAGAACCTGTGTTGCCAATAGAAACCGAAATCCCAGTGACCGCACTATCAGTTGTGCCTGTATAAAAACCAGTTGGATTACCGCCACCAGCACCACCAGAGCCAGCATAACCCCAAGCAAGATAGTTATGGGCGTGGCCCGGGTCACTTACCGAAGCACTATGGTTGTGAGCTGGTAAGTTAGCTGTGCTTAAAGTTGTTGTTGCAGAACCACCAGAAGAACCAATAGAAGCAGCAATAGTACCAGCACCAATAGGCATTCTATCGGTATAGTTTGGTAAGTTAAATGTAGTAGACCCGTCACCAGTACCAAAAGTTGTACCAAGAACACTAAACAACGCAGAATAAGTAGTACGAGAAACTGCCGAGCCATCACAATTTAAATACCCGCTAGGGGCGCTAGTTGTGGGCCACATTAATAAAGAGCCAGTTAAAACTGCATTTTGTGCTACGAAAGCTGTAGTTGCTATTTTGGTTGAATTATCCCCCGTTGTTGGGGTTGTAGAAGTGCCCCCGCCATTAAGTGCAGCAGCGCCTGTAAATGTAGAAACTCCGGTAACTCCTAAAGTACCGCCAATAGACATACTCCCCGCATCGGTTAAACCAGAAGCAGTTAAAGTTCCATTTACAACAAAGTTACCTGCAGAACCTGTTTGGGCGGAATAAAAATTTGTACCATCTGTATATACTTGAGCAGTAACGCCATTAGGGATAGTTACAATAGAACCAGTAGAAGCGCCAATAGTAATAGCATATCCGCCTGTAGTTTGGTTAGATATGACGTACATCTTAGGCTGATTTAAGGGCGCAACAACTTGGTAAATTCCTGAGTTTGTACCCTGAACAACGAGCACCATGTTGCGGGCTTCGTCAGAAACGCCATTAAGATTTGTCAACGTATAGTTGGCATTAGACATAGTAATGGTTTGAACACCTGCCACCGCCTGTTCAATTAGGGTCCAGTTAGTATTAGTGGTTGTACCCCAAACGCCCGATTGTTCGCCGTTGCCAATTTCTTGGATTTTTAACGAAGTTGTGTATGTAGATGCCATGTTTTATCCTTGAGTATCATTTACCATAACCCAGTTAGGGTTTTGTGCATTGCCAATATTAGTCCAAGTTATTGAATTTGTGTTGTTTACTGGGTTAAACGTAATAGTGCTGCCGTCATTAATCTGGAACCAGCCCGTAAATACGTTTGAGTCTAGCCATACCACATTTTCATAAATACTTACATTATAGTTGGCTTGGACGCTATTGGCATCATTAAATATTACATTTTCCAAGACGTTGTAAAAATGGTTTGCCGTAGCGGTTTGGGTTGAGGCAAAAGAGGCTGGTTCACTAATAGTGTCATAGAAAACTGACTGGGTTGTGTTGGAATCGGCTAAATTAAGGTTTTCCGTAATAGAATCCAAGAAGGTAGACCGCGCGCTATTAGCATCGGCAAAAGTAAATCCTTCGCTAATTGCCTCTTGGAAAATACCTGCCTCACTAATAATATCCCCAAATACAAAGTTTTCTGTAATAGAATCAAGTAACGCCGCTGTACTTGTTGGGGTATCGGCTAGATTAAAGTTTTCTGAACGGGATGCAGCAAATGCAGCCGCAATAGATGGGGTATCGGCTAAATTAAAGTTTTCGGCTATAGACTCGGCAAACTGAGCGGCAATAGATGCTGAATCAGCAAAACTAAAGTTTTCGGTTCTAGAAGTTGAGAATTGACCCGTAATTGTGGGTGTGTCGGCCAAGCTAAAGTTTTCTGATACTGACCCTAGGATTGCTGCTGTTATTGAGGCACTATCCGCATATTGGGCATCTTCGGTTACAGACTGGGCAAACTGGGCAGCTAGCGTTGCGGCGTCAGCAAAGTTCAAATTCTCCGTAGCAGCCAATACATAAGCATTACCGCCAAGAGCAGCAAAAGGAGATTGAGCAAAGGCTGCGTATCCGAACATTATCCGACTAAAGCCTTAATTTCATCTGCAGTTAAACCAAGTGCAGTTAGTTTGGCTAATGCAGAAGCCTTTGCAGTTGCTTGTGCTGTTTCTTTTGCTGTTTCTGCTGCTTGTAATTCAGCTAATTTTGCTTGTGCTTGTGCCATATCATAAGACACTTCTTGTTCATTTACATCATAAGCAATATTGTTGCGAAATGAAATAACATCAGAGTTTAAAAAACAAATGGCTTCAAAAATAGTAATCATTGTGCTATTTCCATTAAAGTAATTGTATTTAAAACTGAATCTCCAAAAACATAATTTGTTCCAGCAGCAGCTCTTTGATATAAAGTATATGTAGTAGATGAAGTTGTGGCTGGCGAATCTAAATAACAAATGTTTGAAGTTGACCAATTTGCTGCATTACATTCTATAAAACCGTTTGCTGGGCCAATATTAGAACCACTACGATAAATTGTTATAAAACCAGCACTACTACTTTGATAAACAGCAAGTTGCACAATAATTAAAATTTTACTTGTTGAAAACAAAGGTGTAATTGAAGCAGAAAAACCTGTAGTTACAAATGAATTGCTAGTTGTAGATGAATAAGTTCCAGCATCATTATATGTAGCTTGAACTACTTGCACCACTTTTCCTGTGCCCGTTAGCATTCCCGGTTGTACGGTAGTTAAACTCATTGCGCAGCCTCCGGTGTATTACCTTCTGCAAGCCAAGCTAGGTATTGTTGGTAATCGGTGTTGTCTGGGTCGAATGGGATGCAAGCACCGTCTGATGTACGAATGATGCAATTTGATATTGGGTTAAGAATATCTGGTGTTATTAACTTATACATTTATAGCTCCGCAGAAAACGCTAAATAGGCAGTAACATCGCCATTACCCGTAAATCCAGTGTTTTGTCCTGTGGTCATAACGGCGCTTGAAGCATCAATCCCAAAATATCCATTAGACAAGCCCATTTGTGAGTTACCAAAAACTGAAAAACTAATTACATTTATACCACCATACACAATCCGATTATTTCCTCCAGCAGACAAAGTAGGAAATGTTCGCATAGAAACTGGAAGTATTACAAAAACATAAGCTCTTGTTGCTGTACCAGCGTACCCATTTCCATATCCAGCATATCCACCATTATTATCGTTTGCACTTAATTTTGAATAATAACGCTGACACAACGCTAACTCAGTACCATAGCTACGATACTCAAAGTTTGTTGCTGTAGTGCCGATTTCAAGCTGGACGCCGGTGATGTAGAAGGTTGCTCCGTTTGTGCCTACTACGGATGTTGCACCTGTTGCACCACGATAATCGCCTGATTGCCATGAGCCAGCAGTAGCTGAATAAGTTGAACCAACACCAAGACCTAAAAATACAGAAAGTCCTCTACCATTTGTTGTTAGCCAAGTTCCTGTTGTGCTTCCAGCAATAGTTACAGAAATAGAAGTCCAAGTATTAGCTACTGGAATAGAATATGTAAATGGATAAGACTGTGTTCTAGCATTGTTTTGTAACGCACCGCCAAAAGTTCCAGTTAATGAAGAATAAACTTGAAACGATAGGGTAACTGTTTTAGCATTAGCAGTTCCAAAGCCTAAATCAGCAACATTAAAACCTTCAATATATTGGGCAATATTAAATAAATCACCGCTACCAACAGAATATGCAGAAGTGGATGTAACTCCAAGATAATTTGTAAATCCTACTGGCGGTGTTACTGGACCAGCGTTTTGTTGAATAGTTACTTTTGAGTTTTGAGTTGCATCGTAAAGCCAGCGGTCAAGAGTATAACTACCAGCGATAGAGCCTGAATATTGAGCACCAGCATTTCTTTGGTCAATAACCATCGCACCATTAATAATGCGATTTTTCCACGCAGTGCTAACTCCAGCAGAGCCTAACTGAGAAAGGATGTTTGATGTTGTCATTTAAGTTGGTCTTCCGTAGGTCTAGCAAGAGTTGGGTGTTCCCATTTAGCAATGTAATCGCCTTTGCCGTCTGAATCGTTTTGCAAAGTAATGACAGTCAAAAAGTCTTTATCTTCAAGGTTTGGGTAAATTGTTTTAATTTTTTCAAATAATGTCATTTTATGCCGCCCTTACCAAAAAGCCTTGAAAGTTAGATTGTGTAGAAGTTCCTCTAAAAACGGGACTTGTTGCATTAAAATTTCCATAACATTCAACATAATCAGTTGTTCCATTGCAATATATTAAATACACACCTAAAGCTGAACTAGAACTACCCCCTGATGTGATTTGTTGCACTTCATATTGAACACTTGACCCATTTTTATAAAATGCAATGCCTTGGACAACTGGATTTGTAGAAGCATCAACAGTTATTTGGGCATTAAACATATAATACCCAGCAACATTTGGAGTAAATCTATATGTTGATGTATTAAAGCAAGAAGCTGTATCAAATTGTTTGGTATCAAATTGTGCTTTTGTCCATGTTGAACTTGTTACAGATTGGTTACTAGACATATAAGCACTAAACGCTGGCATATTACCGCTAACCATTACTGTGCCAGTAGCGCTGGGGAATGTGGCTGTATTGCTACCCGGTGTATTTAAAGTAGTAATTGTGCCAAGATATGAATTGGCTACAGAATTTGCCGTTGCAGGAATAGCATTTAATACGCTAGACACATAGAAGCTTTCGGTGATAATTAAATCGCCAGCCGTTGCGCCCGTAGTCAAAACCACAGTAGTACCATTAGTCGCAGTATAGTCGGCAGAGCCTAGCAAAACACCATTACGATAGACTTGAATAAATCCCACTGTATAAGATGGCGGGGTAAATGTAGTCTGTCCTGCGGTTGCAGTAAATTCGGTCTGGGTGCGGTAGGCTGTGGTCGTTACGCCAGATGCTGGGATACCAAGATAGCGGGCTGAAATGTTGCCTGTACCAGTTGGAGGCGCAGCTGAGAATGTTAGGGTCGTGCCTGAGACAGAGTAGGTTGATGGGTCTTGAACTACACCAGAGATTGCTACGAGAACTGAGGCCGTATTAGCTGGCGCTACAGAAGTAGTAAAGGCGGTTGTAGACCCGTTGCCACTAAATGTGTCTACAAGGAAGGCTACTTGAGAAGGCGATTGTCCGATATATGGCATTACGCTAATTGCTCCGCAGTTGGTCTAGCAAGAGTTGGGTGTTCCCATTTAGCAATGTAATCGCCTTTGCCGTCTGAATCGTTTTGCAAAGTAATGACAGTCATAAAATCTTGAATTGTGAGGCTAGGATATAAAGCCATGATTTTTTCGTATAAAGTCATTATGCGCTCCTTACCATTGCTGCTTGGAAATAACTATTACTAATTCCACTTGAAAAAATTGGCAAGCTAGAAGCTACTTGCAATCCATATAACTCAACATAATCTGTTGTACCGTTCATGTAAATTAAAATAGTCATATTTGCAAGTGAAGCGGCAGGGGCACCAGCAGGATAAACTAAAGTTCCATATTTGAATAAAGAACTATTTTTATAAATTGCAATTTGAAATTGGCTATTTCCGCTTGAAGAATTAAAATAAATATTTCCTGTTACCTGATAATAACCAGCTACAGTTGGTGTAAAACGATAATTTGTGGTGTTATCGTAACAAGAAGCAGTATCAAATTCTTTTGTATTTGCGGCAAGTTTTGTCCATGTATTACTAGAGATAGATTGGTTTGTTCCTAAATAAGCACTAAAAGCTGGCATATTGCCAGATACCATTACGGTTCCCGTAGACCCTGTAGAAGTTGCATCTATTACTGAGACTGACATTATGCTACTCCTTGTGTATCTGCTGGCTGGGCGACATTACCCTCAGATACCCATTTTAGGTAAGCTTGGTAATCTGTGTTGTCAGGGTCAAAAGGAATAAATGCGCCATCTGACAATCTTTGAACAGTATCTGACTTTTGTGTAATTTGATTTTTAATTAACTTATACATTTATAGCTCCGCAGAAGCGTTAAAACTTCCAGTTGTTCCGCTAAATACATAAGTATCTCCAGAGCCAGCAGAATTAAACCCTAAAGATGGACTATTTACTGTAGGGCCATTTGGGGCTAACGAATTGCTATTACTGTAAGTCCATGTGCCAGTAACAGTTATAGTTGGTATAGCCCTCATAGTTACAGGAAAATTATAATTTAATGGGTATGTGTATCCAGTACTTGTTGCATAATTTCTTCCAAAAATTCCAAGACTTGATGATGCTGGGCTACCTAAATAGTAATAACGCTGACATAAAGCTAACTCTTGACCATACTGTCTATATTCAAATCCAGTAGCACTACTTCCTACTTCTAGTTGAACACCAGTAATGTAGAAGGTTGCTCCGTTTGTTCCTACTACTGATGTTGCGCCTGTGACTGATACATAAGTAGAACCAGACCAAGAACCAGCAGTTCCGCTTAATGTTGAGCCTGTACCCAAGCTGAAAAAAACACTAAATCCTTCGCCGTTTGTTGTTCCATAAGTTCCAGTTGTATCACCAGCAATAGTTATAAAAATTTGAGTCCATGTGTTTGCACTAGAAATTGTGTAACTAAATGGATAAGACCTAGTTCCATTTGGTGCATTTAAAGCACCTCCAAAAGTTCCAGTTAGGCTTGATTGAACCCAAAAAGAAACCGTTATAGTTTTAGCGTTAGCAGTCCCAAAGCCAAGGTCTGCTACGTTGTAGCCCTCAATAGGTTGTTGCAGACAAAACAATTCTCCGCTACCAACAGTATAGGAAGATAAAGAAGTAACTTTAATGCTGTTATTAAATCCCGCTGGTGCTGTTGTAACTTGTTGAACGCTATATTTTGATGATTGGCTTAATCTGGCTTTCCATCTATCTAATGTATATCCTTCTGCTGTAGGAGTAACACTAGCACCATTATTCCTTTGGTCAATAACCATCGCACCATTGATAATGCGGTTCTTCATAATAGAAGCATTACCAGCTCCTAATGTTGCATAAGTCATTGGTAGCGCTGTTACAGTGCCAAAAGAACTATTTTGAACTGTGCCTTGGCTTGGAGCAATAGTGTTAGTCTGTAAACTCGTGTATTCAACCCAAATGTTATTTGTGCCGCTTGGTGGAGCAGAAGTAAAAGTTAAAGTTGTACCAGATACAGTAAATGCACTTGATGGGTTTTGAACTACGTTAGCTACAGAGACAATAATCTGCGCTGCAGATACAACTGAAACCGGTAAAGTAAATGCCGTAGTTGAGCCGTTGCCTGAAAAATAAGCAACTTGTGGGGCGTACTGCTGGACGGAGAGCGAATTGCCGAGATATGCCATGTTATACCGCTGTCAAAGCTGAAATCCAAACATCACCAGAAGTGGCTGCGCTATTTACTACAGATAATGAATCACTTGCAATCATAACTACTCTATTGCCTTGAATGACCTCAATTGAACCGCCAACAGGAATAGTGGCTTGATAAACCAAATAATAGTTCACTGAGCTGCGAGTAATATATACCGAAGTTGTAATAGGAGCATTAGTTGTATTTGATACGATGCAGCTAGAAATAGCAACTGTACCTGAGGAGATACTAGAAATTACAGTAGAGGCTGATGTGCCTACGTTCTTTGCTGCATACGAGGTATTTGAATAAGTAGTCATGTTAGCCCATCATAAATGATAAAAAGTACGCAACGTCATTAGAAGCGCCAGCAGCCCAAACTGGGGGTGTGCTTGAACCTTGCGAAGTTAAAACCTGTCCAGTCGAACCATACTGTCCGTTAAATGCCACCGCACTAGCAGCATTAATTGTCATCGCATCGGTAGCAGCATTATTAATCGTAAAGTGAATAGCGTTTGAGCTATTTGTACCAACAGTTAAGTCAGTACTTTGCGCATATAAATACACCATGCTAGGCGAATTTAGAGGTCCAGTCCCTGTATAAGTAGAACTATTAATACCAAAGTCGCCATAGTTTGTTGAAGCTGTGCCGCCATCAGAACTTACAATATAGTCTGCAGAAGCTGCTGTGCCATTTAAACTATTTTGGATAATCATCTGGGCGTAACTATTTACGCTAGTTTGATAAGAAGCAAAAATGCCTGTATCCGAATAAGTTAAAGTACCGTAGTTGTATGGCCCTTTGTTTGTAGAACCTGTAGTACTAGCAGTTGTTGTAAGGCTGTTCAGCGACGCAGACGAACCAGTATAGATTGAGGTTTCGGCTGGATATGTACAAAATACCGTTAATGAATTTGATGTACTAAAACTAACTTTAGATGGCTGTGTGCCCGCACTATTTGCATAAACTGTAGTGCGCTGTAAAGTGTTTGGGGTACCAGATACGATTGTGCCAAGACCCACTTCCCATGTATATCCAGCAGGGTCGTAGATTGTGTAATAGGTTGTGTTGCCGTTACCAATGCCCGAGACAAAAGACTGATAGCCGTTAACAGCGCCAGCTAAATTAACAGTCCCTGTACCGGTAGATACTGTACCGGTTTCTTGTACTCGGTCAGCAACAATAAAGGTCATTTAAAACCCTTAGCTTGTTGCGGTGGTGTTATAAGTTACGGTTACGGTATCGCCAGCAGTAACAGTTTTAGAAACAGAGAATCCACCTGCGCTCCACAATGTACCTGTGGTAGAACTAATTGTTGAAGAAGCGCCTGAACCTGTAACTAAGAAGCATCCTGTAACAGTACCGCCAGCACCAGTAATAGTATATGTAACGGCAGTAGCTGCGCTAGTTACAACGTTTCCACCAGAAGAAGTTACGTTATTACCAGTAGCGGTAGTAAATACAGCTGTACCACGAACTGCGGAACCACCAACTGTGTAGTTAGTAAATTCAGTCCAGTCGCTGTGTGAAGCCATTGTATCTGTTGGGCTGTAACCTGTAGAAGAAGAAATCAAACCAAGGTATGGGCCAACCAGTGTATATCCTGATGCGGTATACAACAAAGTATTCATTGCAAGAATCTTACCTACTTGCATTACTTGGTTTTCAAAACCGTCTTCCCATTTAACGCTACCATCTGCATCACGGCAGACTACATGGTAAAAGCCTTCAGCGGCTACGTTTTCGATATTGGTGGTGTTAGCTTGTAGGGTCGCCACTGCGTGGTCGCCGTTACCAACAAATTCTTTTTGCATAAAAGCTCCTAACTAATTCTAATAATGGCGGTTGTCGCCGTGGGGGTTGGGAATGTTACAGTAAAAGTTCCTGCCGATGTGTTCGTTTTATCCGAACCAAAATCCAAAACCGCTACCGCTGCACCAGTAGTACTATTATATATTAAGGCACACCTAGCAGTAAAGCTGGCTCCAGTCCAAACAACGGGGGCAAATGAAATATAGGAAGTGTTTGAATCGGTGTTACCTACGGGTACTTGAGTGATTGTTAGGGGTTTTCCCCCTGCCGTATAACCAGCGCCTGTAACTTCATTAGCCGTTGTGTAAGCGGTTGTAGCGTTGTTTAATACTGCGTTACCGGTATAGAGGGCGATATTGTAGGTGTATGGGGTTCCAACAGCAAAATTTTCCAACCCGCTGAGCAGGTTGGTTTTAAATGTAGTTGTTTGGCCTTGAACAATGTTGGACATTATGAACCTCTACCACCAACATTAATTTTAAGCTGCCCATCTCTGTAGAAGTCGCCACGCTCCATACCATCTGCAAGGCGTTTGAGCTGGGATAAAGACTCTTGGTACTTGTCTTCATAATACTTAACCAAATCGGCTTCACCCTTCATAAACAGCATGGCTTCACGCATAGCCCCATAGAATAAAACTGGATCGTAGTTATTGCCAAGCCAGCTTTGGCCAGTAGCATTTGATATGACGCTTACTGTAACAGAAAAGCCGCTGCCAGTATTACCAAGGGAAGAACAAGAAAGAATATCGCCCACGACATAAAAGTTGCCGCCAAAAGTAATGCTACAGGATGTGACGACACCTCCAACAATAACAATATCTGCTGTAGCATTAGCACCCGAACCTCCAGTTAAAGGAACATTTTGATATATACCGTTGGTGTATAAAGAACCGCCAACTAGAGAATTAACTGTAACAATTTGACCCTGAACAATCGTTGGTGGGTAATAGAAATAGTGCATCTCTACTGTGTAGTTTTGGTCTGGGGTAGGTGCTAGAAGATAAGTCATATCCTCTAAATTAGAAATCTGGCTACCAAACAAAGCGTAGTATTTTGGTAAACCCGTAGCAGTAGCTGTTGGGTATGCTTCGCGCAGAAAGTTAACATCTTTACTTAAAAGGTAGTTATAGCTACCAGAAGAATCAATAACCGCAATAGAATAATTAGCCAGCCAGTCAGTAGGTAAAGCTACATAAGGGTTAGATGCTGTAAGAGTACCTGTGACATTTTTACGTAATGAAGGTAGGTTAACGCTGTTGTATATACGGTCTTCAGCCTGCTGAATAAAAACAGGGATACTAGCTACGAATAGCTGCTCTGTATTCTCGGCGTAAGCTTGTATGTTGTTATACAGCGTTTCGTAATTCATTAGGCTAACGGACCTCTAGAAGTAAAGCCTTTAGTAGCAGCACCTTTACCACGTTGCGCTACGCCATCAGTTTTAGTTTTAGCGTAGTTACCCTTAGTAGTTGTGCCTGCACCAATATTGGCGTTATTCATAAACTCTGCGCCGGTTTCTACTGACTCTGCTGGCAGTTCATTTCCGACAGTTTTACCACTCATTGTGTGTGGCTTAGCGTATGTGCTTGCTGGTTTGTTATTAATAGCCATGATTATTTTCCGTTAGCAGATACTTTAGCCAAGCCACGTCCGACAGCTTCCATTTTATTCTGGTCGATGCCGCCAGCAGTACCTTTGCCAACTTTTTTACCTACTTCAATGCCGACGCTTGCGCCGTCATCACCTAAATTTCTACCTTTGGTTTTACCCTTGCTTGTAATTCCATCGGCTGCGCTTCTATATCCCATGTTCTACTCCTAGTTAATTGTTACTGTTCCAACCTGCCCTTGACCCACTAAATAGTTAGGCGTTTCATTATAGTCGTAGCCCTGTCCTACAGGATTCCAACCCCACTGTGTATCGCGACTACCACCACCTTGATAGTTATAAGCCGTCAAACCTGATGCCACATAACTATTATCCCGTCTTGGCTCCCTAACCGCTTGTGGGTCGTTAACGGGGTACATACCTAACTGCAATTGTGGGTGATCTGGGTCCCAGCAGGTCTTACAAACTTTTAACTGATACGGTTTGGTCTTAATAATCTCCGTACGTAGTTCAGTTAGTTTATACCTAAAATCACACCTATCACACTGCGCAATTGCATATTTACCGGATGAAAACTTATTAGGCATTATACTACCTCAAACCTATTTTTCTTACTTATATTTTCAACACCACGTATAAACCATAAATTGTTCGGAGTGTGTAGTCCAGATACTTTTTCTCCCTGTAGTGGAATAATGTGGTCCACATGCCACGGTTCTTTGTTTTCACGTGTTAACATGGCGGCGACTTGATACAAGCAGCTTATTTTTAGTTTATCAAAAGCAGTCAACCAAACTGGCGTACGCTGTTTAACAATCTTTTTGCGTGCTGCGACACGTGCATTAATTTTTCCTTTATTTGCTTGACGGTACTGGCGTTTCTGAGCTAGTATTTTTTCTTTATGCTTTTCGTAATGTTTCTTTTTATACGCAGGTTTACTTGAACGCTTATTGTGTATGTCGCATTGTAGGCAGCATCTATCATTAACCCTACGTTTACTTAAATGCCCATTAACGCAGGGTCTTCCTGTAAAATAGTGCGTTAAACCTAAAGCAGCCGCTTCAACACGCTCAATAATGTCCATTAGCCACCCCCGAGGAACATCCTACGAGGCACAAACCGAACCGGTGCTTTTTCTCTATCTTCTTCGGCAGCCAACTGGAACTGCTGCTCATAGTCGGCTTTTAAACCCGCAATTCGTTGGGGGTCCATATTTGGTAACTTCATGGAAAGGTAATATGCTAAACCAGCTACCATGCAGTTTAAAAAGCGGAAAGGAATATCTTGGGTATTCACACCTGTACCATCGTCTTGAATACGACGCAAACGCCAGTAAACAAAAGTATAGGTTTGAGAACCATCTGGCGTAGGCCAGACTGTGATTTTGGGAGCGTCTACACCGCCTGAATTAACGCCATTTGGATTGGTGGTGCTTGGGTATGTTGCGCCTGACATACGTTGAATCCAGACCTGAATAGGACGTCCTTGGCTCAGTTTATTTGGGATTGTGGCGTATGTTGATACGCTGATGCGGCTAATGTTGATATCTGTCTGTGTCGCCTGCTGACCGGCATTTGTACGGATCTGGTGTTCTAAAAGGTCGATTGTGTCAATTGGCAAGTCATATGTGTTTTGACCTTGAACAAGAGTAATCTGCCCCTGCTCAATAGTCCACATGTTAATGCCACGATTTGCCCACTCAATAGTAAGCAAATTCAAAGAACGACGCGCAGTCCTAAAGTCATAGCCAGTACGCAGCTCAGCACCACAACGCTCAAAAGCGTCTTCAATCAGTTCCGATAAATCTAGATTAAACGACGAGGTGCCAGAAGTTGTCATTACTTTGCCTTTTTAGCAACTTTAGTTGCTTTTTTAACAACAGTTTTTTTGGCTGGAGTCTTTTTAGCTGGACGAGTTGTAGCCTTGCGTACGTATTTACGCTTAGGACGTGGCTGAAAATCTTCTGATACTGGGAAAGGCCAAGCCGCAATCTCCGCTTTAGGAAAAACCAATTCTTCCTGCGGCTTTTGAAACAAGCTCATCACCCATGCAAAAACGCTACGTAATCTCATTTTTTCCTTGCTGCTCTCATGTTATCGACTAAATTAGGATAAGGTCTGCCAGCCGCTTTAGCCATAGCTTTTGCGCTAGACTTTTTGGCTTCCGACATTTTTTTTGGTTTGCCTAATCCTTTTGGGCGCGGCTTATCCCAAACCTTACCGCCATCTTTTAGCATAACGGCGCTTTTGTTTTCTTTAGGTCTTTTAGATGGAAGCATTGCCCCCATCCCGCGACTAGCTTTCATTGTTTACTTCTTGCCCATGTAGCCGCCGCCGCACATTTTTTCTACGTGGTCGTCGTGAATCATATGACCTGCGCTGTGCTCGCCAAAAACTTCAGCATGTGGCTTGTGACCAGAAGCGTGCATCTTCATTGATTTAGCCAGTGTTTCGTGTTTGATGTTTTCTACACCAGACTCGAGGGGTGCGTGATCCATTTTCATACCATTCTTCCTTTTGTTAAACCTTTAGTTGCAATACCACAGCCCTTTACAGAGCCACCTTTTTTAAGGGTAATCTTAGTGCCCTTGCCACCTTTGTGTTCTTGAGCGTCGTGCTCTTTGAACGCTTTCTTAATCATAGCAATGTCTTGTTTCTTATCCATTGCCATTTCTTTTTTTGATTCTGATTTGGATTCTTTTTCCATAACTTTACCGCCTTTTTTCATGCCGTCTTCTACATTTTTTGGGTTAAAAGGCTCATCGGTTTTAACGCCATGTTGTTTTTGCATTGCCATAATTTTTCCGCCTCGTTTCTTTCCAATAAACTTGTTTAAGTTAATATCAGGTACACCTTTTGATGCCCCCAAAACGCTACCCATTCTGGTCTCTTGACGGTTGATCATTCCTTTACCACCACGAGTTATTGACGGGCTACCGCCCATACCAAACTTACGACCTTTGTCAGCTTTTAAAAACTCTTCGCCAACAGATGCTTTAATCCCTACCTTCTTAGCAAAAGCTGGATTCTTAGCGATTGCTGCCATGAAGTTGTGCTGTTTTTTGGAAGTGCTAGGCACGAGTCTTACCTCTTTGCGCTATACCGTCATGGTGCTTAAACAGCTTAACTTTACCGCCTTTTTTGTAGTTAGCTTTTGGATTAGGCATCAACATTCCGTGCATCATTTCCATATCTGCTCCGCCACCGCCAGCTCCTGCTCCACCGCGTGATGCAGCCATTTTAATTGCTTTTTTCTCGTATGGGGCTAGTGTACGTGAATCTGAACGGTTTCTTGCAACTTCATTTTCTATTCTGCTTTCACCCATTCTATTTGGGCTGTACTCATCAGAAGGTGCTTGCGCACCAGCCACAGTTATTTTTGCGCCCGGATATTTAGAAGCTAAATCATCTGCCATTACTTACTCCAGAATCCTTGAAACAAATTAGCCATAATAGCACCAATTAAAGCTGCAGCGCCGCCAACACCAAGTAACAATCTCCAACCGCCATGAGCTTCAGCCAAAGTTTTTTGAATGGCTTGAATAGCAGTTTTAATTTCAGACATCTCTTTTACCATCTTGTCCATGTCAGCCTGCAAGTGCTCAATATCGTTGGCGTGTGTGGCTAGTTCTCTAGCCGTTGAAATTGGATCAATGTCACTCATTTTGTTCCGCACTTCCACCGTCTTAAACTAGCTGCTTTACGAGTTGGTTTGCCGTTCTCATCTTTCATTGGTCCAGGCATACCAGACATTCTAGCGCAAAAAGATTTCTTTCTAGGACCACCTTCAGGTTGTGGAGCTTTTAAATGCGAGCCAGTAGCCGCATTATATTTAGCACGACCTTTGGCGGTAAGCCCAGCGCCCTTAGATGCAGGCAGTTTTTCACCACGACCAACCGCAAGCGAAACACCTTTTTTCTTAGCCATAAAAAATCGTAATACCAGTTACGTTAGATAGTTGCGCATAAATTTGGTTATATACCAATGCGCCTTCACCCGGCAACAGCACGGATATTATAGCTGCTGCGCTAGCACTTGTATCAAAAGAAGTAATCCATCTAGTTGCAATAGTAGCAGAACCCGTACCGGTAATAGTTCCAGAATTAACATCTTGAACTGTAAAGCTATTTGCGTTAACTACTGTAACTACATAATTACCGTTGGTGGCTGTTCCGCCTGTACCTGCGCCATAAGCAATGCCTATATATTGCCCAGTTACAAGTCCGTGAGCAGTCAAAGAAACAGTTACAGTATTACCTGAACGAGTATAGGTTCCGGTTGTTACCGGTGCTGTTGCGCTGTCCCATAAATTAACTGTACCAGCAGTACCTGTAGGTACACAAAAAAACCCTCTAAGTCTTGTACGTTGTGGGTTTGTGGCAAAACTGCTTACGTTTACGTGTGCCGATAATACATCGGTTTGCATTGTCATAATTAATCTCCTTAAATTTTAAAAAGGGGACCGAAGTCCCCCGGGATTAATTAGTCAAAATTACCGTATGGGTAAACAGTTGTAGAACCGATGCTGCCGTCGGCTTGTGTGTAGCTCAATGTGATATAGAACTTACCAGTAGCCAAAGTAGTCATTGTGGTACCGACAACAGCTAAAGTACAAACAACTTGTGACAACTCGGAAGGTTGCTGGCTATTAGTGATATCAGAAGAAGTTGCTTGGCAGTTTGCTAACTGGGTACCGCTGTATGAAACAGTTTGACGACCTGTGCCAGAAGTTAAGGCAGAAGTTTGAGCGTACTGTGCGCCGTTAAACTGATTACCAACCAACAACTGAACCGAAGTCAAAGTACCAGAAGAAATTGTTGGGAACGTAGCAATATCAAAATCAACTGCAGTGATACGGCTGTTAATAGGCAAATAAAACACTACGCCACGATAGATAGCGGTAGCAGAGTCAGCTGTTGGGGTTGCAACTACTGGTGGATATACAGTAGATGATGGGGTGTAAACGTTGCCATTTAAGTTAGGAATGCTGTTAGAAACCACAAACTGGCTTGAAGCGCCGCTATAGTTAGCGGTACCAGATGTAGTATTAGAAAAATCTAAACCAGCAGATTGAGTTAAACGAGCGTAACCAACGTCACGCAAAGCGCCAAAACGGTTATCGCCCGATAGAATTGGGCCTTCAAATGTGGAACGTGCCATAATAAATTGTCCTATGCAAAGTAAGCTCATACCAATCGTTGCATCGTCTGCTGGGGCAGTCCGGTATAAGCAATCACCCAGTTAGCGTTAGTTTACTCTTTTTTAGTTTTTGTGCAAGGATTTTTAAGTAAAATGATAGAAATTGGGCAAATATTTTGAGGGGTTATGGGAAATGAAATTCACAGTAAAAAAAGTAGACATCAGAAATCTGGCTATTCAAAATCTCCTACTATTCCTTCAAAGACAGATACTACCCGCGGATTCCCCTTACAAGCCGGACCGGGGTCATTGGTGGATTGCGTATGCAGAGTGCGGGAAGCCTGTAGCTTTTGCGGGTTTGGTGCGCTCACAGAAATGGAACGATACAGGTTATTTATGTAGAGCTGGCGTGATGGATGGTTTTACTGGGCACGGTTTACAAAAGCGTCTTATACTTGCGCGAATCAAACAAGCTAGGAAGTTAGGATGGAATTGGCTAATTACCGATACAACAAACAATCCAGCATCATCGAACTCGCTGATCAATGCGGGCTTCAAAATCTATCGACCCGGCCAGCCTTGGAGCTGGAAACATTCAATCTATTGGCGATATAAGGTAAACCCAGATGCCGTACAAAGACAAGAACGTGCAAAAAGCGTACTACAAGCAAAGCAGCCGTAAGTATTACGAAAAGAATAAAGAAAAAGTTAGGGCGGCAATAAAGTTAGTAAACAAAGCCAACAAAGAAAAATGGCAAGAATTTAAAGCAACATTAAAGTGCGCAGTATGTGGAGAAAATCATCCGGCTGTATTGGACTTTCATCACATAAACCCAAAAGACAAAGAGTACTCAGTAAGCCGCTTGGTTAGCGATAGAAGCTATACCAAAGCAATGGAAGAAGTAAAAAAGTGCATAGTGCTATGCGCCAATCATCACAGAATACACCACTGGGATGAACTAAAAAACCCCGACAAATAAAAAACCCCCCAACCTTGTGAGCTGGGGGGTTACATCAACAGTCAGAAACCGTTGAGGGGGTAGTTCTTAGAAAGAACCGCTTGAGCCCCATGCTCCGAGTGGATCAGACCAACCGAAGCTATAACGCTCACGTGATTTGTAACGTACGTTACCTGTATCGAAATCACCGTCCATGCTGTTTTGCAATGGTGTACGCTCGAAGTGCTTCAGACCGTTTGGAACGTCGGTTAACAAGAACCAAGCGTTGATGTCGGTCAAGAAGTGGTTAACAGTGTAACCTTCTGGAACGGTACCATTGTTTTTAATGGCGTTGATATCGTTGTTGTTGGTACCAACACGGAGGTTAGTCTCAAGCAAACGAGTTGCAACGAACATTAATGATGGTGGGATTACCAATTTACGTGGCTTAGCAGCGATCAAGAGACCACGCTCATCTGTCCAAGCGGCGATTTGAATGGTAGCGGCTTCCAAAGAAGTCTCATTCAAGTCAACTGGGGTAGAAGGAACGTTGCTGTTTGTGCCGCCAGATACCAATGGGTGAGCATTGCTGAACAAAGATACGCCGTCACCACCAACATAGCTGGAGCTGAAGCCGTTGTTCAATACAGATGCTGCTTTAACTTGCTTGGTATAGGACATAGCGCGAGCCAATGCTTTGGTGTAACGAGCAGACAATGAGTCATACAAGTTATCT